GTAGAGCAAACCAATGCCTACTACGAAACAGCACAAAAAACATTAAAGTCATTGAGTCACAAGCGTGGATACACCACATACTTTGAATCGTGGAATCCTGATGTTATCACGGAAGAAGAAGCAGTGGTAGAAGGACTCAAACATTTATTTGTAACACAAAATTTAGATTCACGCATTGAAGATGCGTTACCATTATTGGCCCGCATACAACAAGGAACTGCCATGAAAGAAGCAAATATATTTGAAGCATGGATGAATAATCTTGCCGAAGGAACTTGGGCTACACCAGACACACCAGAAAAACAAAAAGAATTAGTTGAACTGTTGAGTAAAGAGTTTCCGGTTGGACCAGATGCTACCAATGCCACAGAACAGTTGTATGATCTAATCGGCGATGATGAGTTGTTTGATCAATTAGAAGCACTAGCCACTGAAAATCCTGATGCAGATTGTCGTCAGGTTGTTTTAGATCGTATGGACATGTTAAGCGACAATCCAGATATTCAAGCGGTTGTAACACAGTTACAAGTTGACCCAACAGCAACAATGAATCCTGCTGAACCAACTGATGCTGGCGCCAGTGCTGATCCTGCGGATGCACAAGTTCCAGAAGTACCAGCTCTTGAAGAAACCGATCTAGCATCAATTCTACGTATTGCCGGTGTTCCTGCTAAAGAACGTCCTGCACCTGACTACGAAGTAGAAATTTGCGAAACTGATCTTGAAGACGTAGAATCATTTGGCGGCGACTCTGCTACTAATTTTATCAAAAGTGTATCTACCAACCAAAGCGACACAGACAGTACTGTTCAAGAACAAGAAACTGATGAAGGCACATTGGGAGCCTTGGGTGGTGGAGTTATGGGCATGGCCGCAACTAAAAATCCAGCTGGCGCAGTTGCTGGTGCCAAGATAGGTAGTACAATACAAGATCGTCTTTCCAACAAAGACGAATCAAAAGAAACAGCATTACAAGGCAAGTATGGCCACAGTGGCAAGATGAAAGAAGTATCCAAACACGCAGACTTTTTGGACAGACTCAAAGAACTTTCTGGAATGATCCGCAACTAAAGTGAAGATTCAAACCCAAATGCCCCTGGTAGTATTAACCTATCCGGGGCATTATCTATTAACAGCCCTGACAATCAAATCTTATCTAAAGTATCACAAAACTCCTGATCAAGTAATTGTAGTAGTTGATGATACTAGCGATAAAGTATGGCCAAACTACATTACTGATTGTTACAACTTGTACAGTACTCTGGTTCCAGACATTAAAATTCAACCCGCCAGTCTAATACCGGTTGTACAACAGTTTAACAGTGGATGGATACGGCAACAAATTATAAAATTATATTTAGATTTGATTGTAGATGCCGAAAGTTGGTTTTTTACCGATGGCGACATTGTGTTCTTGCACCCAGTTGACCCCGATGATCTCCCATACAGTTTACCAGAACCGATTGATGGACAAAACAATTACATTTGCAAAGTATTGGGAATCGAACAGGCCGGCATATTTGTTGACAAAAAACAAGTCTGTGTTAACGATCCAGCATTTCGAACCATGTACCGTCAAACATTGATTGATTTACGCAATCACGTTGAACAAGTTCATAACAAATCGATCAGTGATGTACACCTTGATTATCAAAACAAGTTATCAATCAGGGTCACCGAATGGGAGTTGATAGAAAGTTTTCGATTGTACGTGCAAGGTCAACAACCACGTTTGGTAAGATATGCTCCGCACAATTTAATGAACATGCCAGATAATCTAAATCATTTCACACATCAATTTTTAACTTGCTATAATGCAGACAAAGATTTTGGGCGAGACTGGTTTGTTGATCAAGGCATTGCAGTATCAGATCATATTTGGCAGATTCTATCAAATATCAACAGATAGAGCAAACAGAGGATAAATAACATTGATTCAGCAGTAAACATGTGTTATAATAACTCATGTGATACACAGAATCACAGGCAACTAGAATCTAGAAATAGATAGGCAACATTTTAAAACTTGAAAGGCAACTAAAATGGCATCATTAGCAGAAATTCGCGCAAGACTGGCCGCTAGCGAATCAAAACAAGGCGGTAATCAATCCACAGGTGGCGACAATTCAATTTACCCACACTGGAACATGGAAGAAGGCGCTTCCGCAACACTCCGTTTCTTACCAGATGCAAACCCAAAGAACACATTCTTTTGGGCAGAGCGAGCACAAATCCGTTTACCATTCAATGGTATCAAAGGTGAGATGGATTCAAAGCAAGTAATCGTACCAGTACCATGCGTAGAAATGTATGGCGACGCCTGCCCAATCTTGGCAGAAGTACGCACTTGGTTTAAAGATAAATCATTAGAAGAAATGGGTCGTAAGTATTGGAAAAAACGCAGTTATATTTTCCAAGGTTTTGTTCGCGAGAATCCACTAGCAGATGACAAGGCTCCAGCAAATCCAATCCGTAGATTCATTATTGGACCACAAATCTTTGCAACTATCAAAGGTGCGTTGATGGACCCAGAATTAGAAGAATTACCAACAGACTTGTTGCGTGGCTTAGACTTCCGTATTAGCAAAACAGCCAAAGGTGGCTTTGCTGACTACAGTACAAGTAAATGGGCTCGTAAGGAATCTGCATTAACTGAAGCTGAACAAGCGGCAATTGAGCAGTATGGTTTGTTTGACTTGGCAACATTTTTGCCAAAACGTCCAGGCGAAGTAGAACTTAAAGTTATCAAAGAGATGTTCGAAGCAAGTGTTGATGGTCAGAGCTACGATCCAGAGCGTTGGGGTCAATACTTCCGCCCACCTGGAGTTAATGCTCCAGCAGGTAGCACACCAGCTGTAGAAGAAACAGCCAGTGCGCCAGCAAGTGCTCCAGCACCAGCGGCAGTAAGTGCACCAGCTGTAACCAGTGACTTCGACGATGAAGAGCCAGCAGTAGCATCAGCACCAGTGGAAGCAAAAGCATCTCCACAAAATGCTAATGATATTTTGGCAATGATCCGCGCTCGTCAAAAGGCGTAATAACCAGGGGGAGGAAACTCCCCCTTGTTGATCAACTATGAAATTTTCTATTGTATTTGACAAGTCTGGTGACTTGTTAGAGTTTGTTACGTTGGATTCTACTAGAGCTGAAATTTTAGACTATTATGTAGATAAGCTGACACAAGCTGGCTCTAACTCTTTTCAAAGCATTGTTGAACCTACATTTATAGATGTATTGATCAGTAATTTGCATAACAGCATAACTGAATCAAATAAATTTATAAAACATATAACTGGAAAACCAGTGATGACATGCAGGGTCGAGGAGTATATCAATCAGTCCAAGTTAAACCAACTGCATGCAGATTGGGTAAACTCGCAAATGTATCAATTTGATATACAAGAAAAGAAACAGTCAACTGATATTGAAGTAGCAAATATTGCCAATAGGTTACACAAAGAATTTTCTGATGATATACCGATTATTGACCTAGGAAATATATTAAACAAGTTAGGATATACCAATGTGTATAGTCAAATTAACGACCATTTACATGCGTTAGAATCAGCATTTAATGGTATTAAATTTTCTACAATGCACTGGCTAGAGTTTGAAAATATTTTTCCAAAGACCTTGATCAACAACGATATTTGTAATTTTAGAATACCCTTCAATCACTTGGGTAGAACTTTGTTTAACAAGTATCAATTCTTTGATACCAATCTTGAATACAACGATGAAAATTCATTCAATGAACTATTAGGATTTGTTGAAGTTACGTTAGCTAGAAATCAAACTATACCGTTGCCCCAGGAATATATAGCATGGTGTAAAAAACACAACAGAGAACCCAGTGGCAACTATTTAAATATTGGAAACTTGATCGACCTTGAACAAAATTTAAACGATTATAGACTTGTAATCTACCGAAATACTCGTAATAGCAACGCATTTAGTATAAAATTAAACAAAGGATAAACCATGGCAAAACCATTCGACATAAGCAAGTTCCGCAAGGACATCACTAAGAGCATTGACGGTCTTAGTATTGGATTTAACGATCCAACAGACTGGATCAGTACAGGCAACTTTGCCTTGAACTACTTGATCTCAGGCGACTTCAATCGCGGCATTCCTCTAGGCAAGGTCACTGTGTTTGCTGGCGAGTCAGGTGCAGGTAAATCGTATATCTGCTCAGGCAACATTGTAAAACACGCACAAGAGCAAGGCATTTTTCCTATCTTGGTTGACTCAGAGAACGCACTTGATGAAAAGTGGTTACACGCATTAGGTGTAGACACCAGCGAAGATAAGCTACTTAAACTTAACATGGCCATGATTGATGACGTGGCAAAAACTATTTCAACATTCATGATTGATTACAAAGCATTACCCGAAGGCGAACGTATGAAAGTGTTATTCGTTATTGACTCATTGGGTATGTTGCTTACTCCAACTGACATGAACCAGTTTGAAGCAGGTGATTTGAAAGGTGACATGGGCCGTAAACCTAAAGCACTTACAGCACTTGTGCGTAACTGCGTCAACATGTTTGGTAGTTACAACGTGGGCATGGTATGTACGAACCACACTTATGCATCACAAGACATGTTTGATCCAGATGATAAAATTTCTGGAGGTCAAGGCTTTATCTATGCTTCCTCTATTGTTGTTGCTATGAAGAAAATGAAGCTGAAAGAAGATGAAGATGGCAATAAAGTAACAGAAGTCAACGGTATCCGTGCTGGTTGTAAGATTATGAAAACCCGTTACGCTAAACCGTTTGAAGGTGTGCAGGTCAAGATTCCTTACGCAACAGGTATGAGCCCATACAGTGGTATGGTAGACTTGGCTGAGAAAAAAGGCTTGCTCAAGAAAGAAGGCAACAGTTTAGTTTACACCACACTTGATGGCGAAATCATCAAACAGTTTCGTAAAAAGTGGGAAGCCAACGAAGATGGTTGCTTGGATACTATTATTGCTGAATTTGGTAAACAACCAGTTGAGTCAGCTGAGCTAAGTACAGACGATACATTTGCGGAGGAATAAAAATGTCAGTAGAATTAGCCAAAGAAATCTGGGACGAACTCAAGCGTCACGTTAACGTAGTAGACCGCGATGATGCCGCCGAAACCTTAGTAAGCGTACTGATCGACAACGACTGTGATGCAGACGATATCAAATCAGTGTTCAAAACAGATTCAGCGGTCAAGGCCGCATTAGCACATTATCTCAAAGATCATGCCGAGGACGAAGAGGACGAAGATGAGGAAGATTTTGAATACGACGAGGAAGAGGACGATTATTAATGTGGTATAGTAAAGTCACAACCAATCTTGGCAACATTCCAGATTTCATTGCTCACTACGAGAAGGAACTAGAAGATGCCAAGCGTGACTGTCGCATTGGCGGGCTTGTGGAAAAAAATATCACAGCCTTGCCAGGCATTACTGAACACAGATTTAATCAGTTACAAGAAATTGAAGCAATCTTAAATCATCTTAACATACAGCTACGCAAGATTCGCCGTAAACACTTTCAAAAATATTTAGAAGGATATCAACGAGCACTCACAAGTCGCGATGCCGAAAAGTATGTGGATGGCGAAGATGAAGTGATTGACTTTGAAACTATCATCAACGAAGTGGCATTTTTGCGTAATCGTTGGTTAGGTATTCTCAAAGGTTTAGACACAAAACAGTGGCAAATGGGTCACGTGGTACGCTTACGCACAGCTGGTATGGAAGATATCACAGTATGACAAGTTTTATTAATGCTGAAGCCAGTCATGAACATAGTTTACAGACTCTTAACATGCTGTACGCATACGATGATTTTATGGAGAGCATTGTTAGTGTGGTAGATCTTGGATGCGGCACCGGCCTTGATACCGAATGGTGGGCCACAAGAACTACAAGAGATGATAATCCTCGCCCGTTAAACATTAAATGCACCGGAGTTGACACTCTCAATGAGTTACCAATAGCTCAAAAATATCCAAACATCACTTATCAAAAAACGGACTTTGAAGGACCGGTACATCCTCCGGCCTCGACCAAATTTGATATTCTTTGGTCTCACGATTCGTTCCAGTATGCTATTAATCCAGTACAGACTTTGAGCAATTGGTGGAATATTGCCAGCGACGGCGGCATGTTAGCAATAGTAGTACCTCAGACCACCAACATGCGCAGAAATCAGTTGGCATTTACTCAAGCAAGTGCATGCTACTATCACTATACCATGGTTAATCTTATTCACATGTTGGCTGTGGCTGGGTGGGATTGCAAGCATGGATTTTTTCTAAAAAGACCTAAAGATCCGTGGTTACATGCCGTTGTTTATAAAAGCAATCAAGCACCCATGGATCCAAGAACCACAACATGGTTTGATTTAATGGAAAAAAAACTGTTGCCAGACAGCGCAGACCGTAGTGTATATGCACATAGTGAACTACGCCAGCAGGATCTAGTGCTACCATGGTTGGATCACAGTTTAACAAGTTTCGCCCAGCAATAATTTTACTCATTATGTAGGTATATAAATACCTATATGACTCCAATTCCAATTTTTATAGGGTACGATCCCCGCGAAGCCATAGCGTTTCATGTGTGTGCTAACAGTATTATTAGACATGCAAGCCAGCCGGTAGCAATTATGCCCTTGGCATTAAATTTATTTAAAGACTATACAGAAACACACACTGACGGAAGTAATCAGTTTATCTATAGTCGGTTTTTAGTTCCACACTTGATGAGTTACACAGGTTGGGCAATATTTATCGACGGCGATATGATTGTTAGGGACGATATTGTCAAACTTTGGAACTTGCAAGAAAGTCACAAAGATGTTATGGTAGTCAAACATGACTACAAAACTAAGATGACAGAAAAGTATCTTGGTAGTAAAAATGAAGACTATCCACGAAAGAACTGGTCCAGTGTAATATTATGGAACTGTGCAAATCATCCTAATCGACGACTTACTCCCGCATTTATTGAAAAAGCAACTGGAGCAGAATTACATAGATTCTCGTGGATCAGTGACGATCGCATTGGTGAGTTACCTAAGGAATGGAACTGGTTGCCCGACGAGTACGGCCCAAACCCAGATGCTAAACTTTTACATTATACTTTGGGAACACCTTGCTTTACAGAGTTTGCCACAACACCACAAGGTGATGAATGGCATCGCGAGCGTATGCTTACAGATTACTGCCTTCAACGGACCGACATATGATACTTCCAGTAGCCTTAGTTGATCGTTGGCCAGCTGACGAATACAAGCAACAACATCACACAATTGAATCTTCTTTAAAACACAGTGTTGCAGATTTGTTAAAACTACGTAACGAAGTTAAAATTTTAAAACAAATTGAACAGGAATGGGGACTAAGTCCTATTCCAGAAGAATTTATGACCAAAGAAATTAGAACCTTTGTTAAACGACAAGGCGGCGATGCACTTAGTGACGAGTTTATTCAATACATTATAGCTCGAGATGCTGAGTTTGATCGTTGTTTAAAATTTTCAGACTATCCTGCTATGATTATGGCTGCTTATCCAGAAAGTAGATTTGTAAGCAAAAACAGATTTTGGGATGAGTCTGCTGACATACTTAAAGACCCTGTACTGATAAGAGGTATTAGTTCTGGAAAAATTGGAAAACATGCTCAAGAGCATGGCCAGGATTATTACTTTATTGAAACTGGCTATCTTGGAAACTATCGTTGCGAAAACAATCGCACTGGCAGAAAAGTTTATCACCGCATAGAAAAAAATGCCATGCAACAACAGCGAATATTGGATGTACCCGACGATCGTTATAGAGACTTGGTGAAATTTAATCCAGCTATGCGATATCAAGGATGGAAAAAACCAGGATCTAAAATACTAGTAGTATTGCCTACTGAAAAGCCATTTCAATACTACGGACACGATCGAGATAAATGGATTAAAATGGTTGAGCGTACCCTTAAAAAACACACGGATCGTGAAATTGTTTGGCGAGAAAAAGCCAGTCGAGGCGAGCGCACCAACGACACAATTTATGATGCCTTGGATGATGACATCTATGCCTTGATAACATACAACAGTATTGCCACAGTCGAAGCTATACAACATGGGATACCAGCATTTGGTTTGGCTCCTACCGCCGCCGATCCTGTATGCAGTAACGATCTAACACAAATTGAAAATCCACGCAAACCACACGAAGATGTTGTTTATAAATGGTTGAGTTCGATTGCCTATGGACAATTTACACTTGACGAACTACTAACAGGTCGAGCCTGGCAACTAGTACAAGAAAATGACAAATATCCGACCTTTAATTATTAAAAGCTACCTTAGTAGTCTGCCTAAAAAAATTAACGGCGACGAAAAAACCAATGCTCTGACGTATTTTGCTGAAGGTGCTGCCAAGTGCGGAGATCAAGCAGTAACCACACACAGCCAAACATATGAACCTTGCGATGTTGGTGCAATCATTGGCAATGCATTTAATAGTAATCCTAGCAAGGTCAATCTTGCACATTACAAAGTTCGCGAATTGGTTATGAAAAAACAATCTGAGTTAGGCAAGTATTGGCTCAGTATAGACAGTAATGTATTCATCTACCGAGATCGGTTGAATCCTCACAAGTATTTGCGTTATAGTTTTAACGGAGTGTTTCCAGCCACTGGTATCTATTGCAACGATCAGTACACAGACGAAAACTGGACAAACATGCGTCGCGATTATAACATGGATTTGGCACCTTGGCGCACCTCCGGCAACCATATATTAGTTTGTTTACAAAGACCCATGGGATGGAGCATGCGCGGCATAGATTTAATGGGCTGGCTTAAGAGAACACTTAGACAGATCAGAGAAAATAGTGATCGTCCAATATTATTAAGATGGCACCCAGGAGACTGGAAGGCTTATTCTAACTACCAATCAACCTTGGATAAATTTGGAGTGTCTGTAAGTCCACAAGAACGGCACATAACAGAAGATTTGAAAAATTGTTGGGCACTTGTTTGCCACAACAGCACACCAAGTGCTGTGTCTGTAATAGAAGGCATTCCAAGTTTTATTACAGACGATCCTAGTTATAGTCAGGCTGGCAACATGGCCAATACAGATTTTGCTCGTTTGGAAAATCCTGTGTTGGCAGATCGCGAAGTATGGATTCGCAAATTAGCACAATGCCACTGGAGCTTTGCGGATCTTAGATCAGGCCGTTGCTGGGCTCACATGCGCCAGTGGGTCAAAGTCTCTTAATTCTTCTAACTGGGTTTGATAGTCCGCAATCGCCCAGTCAACTTCGCATCTAGTATCAACCAAGACTTTGTTTACAGGTGTAGGACCTGCTGATATTTGAATAGTTTTATCAAGATTATATACTCGATTGATAATCAACAACAAATTGTACTTGGTAATGCGAATACGATTATTGACCAAGTGATACACACCACTCACACAAGGATCAGAAATGTACTGATCAATGCACTTGGCCAACTGTAGCGTTGTAATACCATTCCACCAATGATTATCCCAACCAGTCAATATTTCTTCAGTATTATTGCGTACCCAATCTAATAAACCAGTGCCTGATTTAAGTTCAGGCCCAATGATACTCATTCTAAATGTAATGTCTTTGTCATTGTTAATCTCGCCCAAACTCTTGCTACGACCATACGAGTTGGTTTCTGTTGGTACATCTGTTTCTGTATAGTCACCCCGGACACCATCAAACACACAATCAGTACTAAGGTGAATGACTCGCGTCGCGGTATTTTTAAAATAGTGTTCAAGAGCATGCGGAAACCACGAGTTAATAAGAGCCGCACGGTCTGGACGATCGTTACTGGCCTTGACTAATAGCCCAGCACAGTTTACAACAAAATCTGCGGTGACACCACGCAACACTGCATGCACTTCTCGGGGATTCTCAACATCCACATGACTACGATTCAATGCGGTAACCTCATGCCCTTGTTGGCGCAAGTATGCAACAATCATGTGTCCAGCCATTCCTTGGCTACCAAACACTGTGATTTTTTTAGGAATAAATTTTTTTATATGTAACACAGTTAGTCCTTTAATTTTTCTATGCTTAGGAACAAGATTAGTACGAGATATATTACAAGTGCCACCCAGCTCTTGAATTAGTGAAGCCATAAACTTGTCACTACGACACAGATGTCCAGCAGTGGCCCAGGCTGGATCAAAATCAACACCGTCATCTTCAATGTCAGCACCCCACACATATTCTAAGGCAAATGTTCCTTGTGGTTTGAGACTGCGGATGGCATGTTCAAGTTCTTTGTGTAACGGTCCGGTGGGCACATGTTGTACAACATTATGACAGACAATTAAATCAAAGTATTCAGTAGGTAAAGATTCAACATCGTCTACATGATACACTGATTCGCACACAGGTCGAACCCGATCCAGTGCAGTTTCACTAATATCCAACACGCTAATGTTAGCTATTTCTGCAAAACCTTGGGTGACATAGCCCAAGCCACAACCAATTTCCAACACACGCATGCCAGGCACAATTAAATCTCGTACATTTAAAAAATCCACAGTAGCATCAAAACTACAACCTGACAAGGTTCTCTCATTGTCTATGCCGTGTTGGTATTCCCAAAAATCTTGATTATGATCCATAATATCCTACGTAGTAATCATCAAATCCTTTGATGTACACACGAGTGAATCCTGCAAAGTCTTCTGGAGTCCATAGGCTTTTGTGTAGGTCATACTCATTGCCGTGACACCATAGTTCTGGGTTTTCTACATTTTCGTGATTTTCAGTCCATATGGCCGCCATTGGTGTAAGCAAAAATATACGTTGATTGGTTATTTGTTTAACCTGCTCAATCAACAATAAACCAGCTGCCTTGTCCAAGTGTTCAATGAAATCCAACATAAGCACATAATCCCAACGGTCTGGGGTAATGTCCTTTACTGGAGTTGTTTCTAAGTTGGCTACCACATCAGGTTCAACCCACGCCCACGCATCTACAGTCAGCACACGCGAACATTGATCTAGCAATGGATTACTATACATCTTTGGACCGCATCCTAGATCCAACAACGATGACCCTGGAGCAACTTCTGCTTGAAGATAGGCTACTAACTCGTCGTTACTGAACGCTCTTTTTCCTTTTACTTTATGTTTCATATATTTTCCTGTATGACTCGAGCCAAAAAATGCTTGTGCTTATTTACAGTCGCTGGAATCAAGGTGTTTTCAAACTCTTGTGATCGAGGATGTCCACCAAACCAGTGGTACCCTATAATGTCTAGACTGTTATGTCGTTTGTTAGTTTCTTGATAAAACAGCTCAATGGTTTTACTGGTAATTGTATAAACACATCGTTTATCAAGGAATATAAATTCTGTGCCAGGAAACTGTTGACCAAAACTTTCAAGAGTTTCAAAACGACCATTAATTAAATCACTGCCCATGCATTGGTAAACATCTGGATTGTAATTTGCTATAGCCAGTTGACCAATGTATTGATAAAACGCATTATCTGTGGAGCCCAGCATGAATCCAACTGTGTGTTTATTCGGCGGCTTCAACGGACACAGGGCAATATCAACATCAGAATTCTCTACTGTATTTTCTCTGATATTATCTATAGGATTAGTATAAAAAATATCTATGTCTGACCAAACCCCACCTTGTTCGGCCAACAGGCGCCACCTTAAAAAATCTGACTTATGAACTTCGTGTGCCTGATTGGTAAAACCGTACGCATCAAAGTCGTGCGTGATCACAGCGACATCTAATTGGTCTAGTTGATCACGAAAATCTTGCTCAATACTATTAGTCCATGCTGTTGGTGCTGAACTGCTGGTCAGCGGAGTATGTACAAACACTTTCCACTCTGGATTTTGTTTTTTGAAACTGCTAACAGATAAAAATCTAAGATATGACAAAGGCCCACCACCCCAGTAAAAATGCGCTGTCTGGGGTATGTGCTTTAGATGCCACATATATCATTGCCGCCGTTGTCAGCGCGAACCTGCAAGTTGTCTTTGATACTGGCCCATAGTTCTCTATTGTTCACGGTCACTGGAGGATTGTGGGGATTATCGTAGGTCTTGCGATGATACTGATGCACTACCCACGGATCTTCTACAAACTTTAACTCTAATCCTAACTCTTTAACACGATAAATCAAGTCTACGTCATCCATGTCCTGACCTTGTGCAAACCTTTCGTCAAACCCGTTGAGCTTGATTAGATTTTCTCTAGTGATAGCAGTGGCAAAGTGATAGGCGTACGGACGCTCGATCACGTGATTGTACCAACGACTTTTTTTCTCTGTAAACATAGGCAACGGTTCGCCCGACTGCATGACTCTTGTTTCAGCTTTGGTAGCAGCATAACAATGGAACGTGAGATAATTAGTGTCAGTTAAATTGTCAAGAGTGTATTGTAGCACATCGCCCATGTGACAACATTCTGGATTTTGAATAATAATTTTATCCCCGCGACTGGCACGGAACGCCACATTGTAAGGCACACAAGGATTGCAGTAATTTTTAGCGGGCACCACATCTGACATGCGAATAACTTGTATTGTCAAGTCTGGAAATTCTGCCTGTATGGTGTCTAGTCTTTCTCCTGGATCGCAAAAATCCTCTACAATGATAACTTCAACATCTTTTACTTGACTTTGTTGAATAGTTTTCAAAGTATATCTAACTTGTGTTAGACGATTAAAATAACTCATGCATATTGATATCATTGTGTGCTTTCTAAATATTTTTGTTGTTCTTGCTTGAATATGTCAAGCTCTTTGCGTGGGCCTTTGGCTGACCAAATTGGACTCTCTGCTCGCATTGCCCAGTCAATATAACTCATAGGCAATAATCCTTTACGATACTTGGGCACCAGTTGATCTAACACCAGCTGATCAAGAAACCAATAGATATCGTTTTGCTCTATAGCATACTTTAATGCCGTAGCATATTCTTGTAAAAACTCATGACTGCCTTGTTTACCATTAAACAATACGGCACCAGCAAGGTGTGTGCCATCCTTGGGTTTTTCGTATAGGAAAAAGTCTGGCTTTCCTCCTAGTTCATGCTCAAACGTGCCACGGACCAAGCCATCAACATCAATACTCAAACATCTTTGTCCTTGTTGCAACAATTCCGCCAGTCTAACGAATCTAACACAGGCATAGTAAGTTTGTTTGATTAGCCGTTTAAGTTCCGCAGGTCCATGTACACGGCCTTTTTTTGCCATTTGCCGCTGGCGATCATTGTTGTATTCTGTTCTAGTTTGCCAATAGTCGCATACTCGATCAAATTCTTGATCATTGAGATGTTCGTAACTGCAACTAACGCCCGGATGTGACTGACAAAATTCAAGTTGATCGGGTCGAGGATCGTAAATGTGTATATGTACTCCGTAATTAGGAGTGTTAGCAAGTACGCTTTTGATCAAAGGACGGGCATGCAGATCAAAATAAACAGAATCTGCAGCCGCATATATAAAAAATTTTTCTTGGGACAAACTTCCCTGCACTGGTGGTAACATCATGGTTAAATATTTAACCTTATGCGTACCATAGCTTATTTTCCTAGTCAATGTGCTTTAAACAGTCGCCCTGTAATGAATGCAGTGTTGGATTTCCTGCAATCATCAGGCATACTCACACAAGAAAATTCAATGGACTCAGATGCGGCTGTTATTTGGTCAGTGCTGTGGAATGGTAAAATGCGAGCTAACCGAGAAGTGTATGAACATTATCGAGCACAGGGCAAGCCGGTGATCATCATTGAAATTGGTGCCTTGTATCGTGGTACCACCTGGAAAATTGCTGTAAACAATATCACCGCAGATGGTCACTACGGACACACCGAAAACCTAGATTGGGACCGGCCTAGTAAGTTAGGAATTAGTTTAGCTGTCACGGCATTCCATCGCCCGGAGATCCTAATTGCGGCTCAACATCAATATAGTTTACAGGTGCAGGATCTGCCCAGTATAGAAGCATGGATTTACAAACAGATTTTAAGAATTCGGCAATTTAGCGATCGTCCTATTGTGGTGCGCCCGCATCCAAGGTCAGTCTTAAACACACGATTACTTCCTAGTGATGTGGTGTTTGAAGAGCCCAATCCGCTGGCTAATACCTATGACAGTTTTGA